CAATTATACAATTTGCTTGATTTTTTTTTAATTTTAAAAAATCTGAATCACTTATTGTTTTAACATCAGCTATTGCAGATAAATTTAATTGATTTTTATCAACATCGTTTGCTGCTATTCTTATAGGGTTTCCGTTTTCAACAATTACATATGCCATTTTTAACTTCCTCCATCATCGAAAAAAAATAAACCACCTGGCCTACCTGGTTGCGCAATTGAAGTAGCATTAAACTGTCCTGCATTATCTGCAAATATCATTATACCAGTAGATCCCGCAAAACCACTATATAAAGGTGCAAATGATCCAGGTTCATTTCCTGGGTTTCCAGGGGTAGTAGAGGATATTGCGCCATTACCTCCATTCGCTGTAAGTAAACCTGTAACAGTTGTTGCTCCTCCTGCACCACCTGGAGCGTTTGAAGGAGAGGGTGCCGCTGCATTACCTGCGGCGCCAATTGTATAAGGGTAAGTTGTTGAAGCAGCTATAGGTCCAACCCATAAACCATTTCCCCCTCTTCCTCCATATCTAAAAGGGGCTTGATTTCCGCCAGAGCCACCACACGCATAGGCGTAAAAATGACTAGCATTTGCTGGAGTCGTGATACTTCCAGAAGCTGGTCCAAAGTCTAAGACTCTTGGAACATAAGCTCCATCGCCACCTGCTCCGCTTGATGCAGCAGTTATTCTTCCTTGAGCATCTACGGTAATATTAGCAGTTGTGTAAGATCCTGCTGTTACAGCAGTGTTTGATAATTGATCTGGACCAACTGCATCATTAGCTATTTTCGCAGTTGTAATTTGTGCGTCTGAAATCTTCGCAGTTGTAATTGCGTTGTCAGCAATCTTTGCAGTTGTAACTTGGTTTGCAGAAATTTTTGCACTTGTAATTGCGTTGTCATTTATTTGAGCAGTTGCAATTGTTCCACCTAAAGTGTTCAATGCTATTTCATTTAAATTTGTTCCGTCAGAGTAAGCAGCAACAATTGCAGCTTCACCTGCAGTAAAACCAGTTCCACTTACAGTTTTAATTGTTAAGTTTGTTACACCTGTTACAGCAGATAAATCAATAATGTAAAATTTTTCAATCCCATTTGGAATAGTTACTGTTGATGCAGTTGTTAAAGTTCCAGTAAATTTAAGAACCATATTTCTTGCATTTGATAACGCAGCATCAGACATTGCAAGAGCAACTGTACCACCATCAGAAAGTGCAATTGATTCAAAACCTGCAATTGCTTGTTGTACTAAGTTTAAGTTTGTATTTGTTTTATCACCCCATGTACCAGCGTTTTCGCCAGTGACCATTAGTTCGAGTTTTAGATCTGTTGAATAACTAGATGCCATAAATTTTGTCTCCTAAATAATTATAATATTACCTTAATCATGCAGCTAAATCAACCTCTGTCCATACATTGTTAACTCCAGGATCAATCTCTTGCCACGCAGTTACATCTACGAAATCTAAAGAAAGTGAAGCTGAAATACCTGTAACTTGTACATTAGCTATACCAGTAACTGTAACTGAACCTACAGAACCTGTCAATTCTATACCAGAAACACCTACTATTTGTTGAGGAATTTCTTCAGTTGTGCCTAATGATAAAGTTAATTCTTGTCCTGTAGCAGGTTCGTTTGTAGACTGCTCTAAAGCAATTGTGCCTATTGTTGATGTTAGTTGAATACCGGTTACTGGGACTTCTAATAGTAGCCCTGCTTCAGCTGTGCCTTGTGATAGTGTTGCTTGTGTTCCAGTAACATTTACATTTGCATCAGCTTGGAATGTTGATGAGCCAACAAAGCCATCTAACTGATCTGCGGCTGCTAACACAAATATGTCTTGATCAATTTGAATAGAAATTGTAGGACTTGCAAAAGTAGTTGTTAGTTCAGAACCAGTTACATTTATAGTTACATCAGTAAATGCGCTTTCATCTCCTAAAGATGAAGTTAATTGAATACCAACTCCTTCAGCAGGAATTACTGAATAATTAACACCCCAACCTAAATTTCCATAAGTATCTCTGCCCCAACCGGCACCTATTAAAAACTGTTCATCAATAGTAACAGCACCTGGTGTTGTAGTTAACTGTGAACCAGTTACATTTTGTTGAATACCTCTAGCAATATCTTCTTCTCCTATAGAAAGATTTGCTTGAATACCTGTGACTGATACATCAGCTGATGCACCTGCAACGGCTCCTGCGTTTGTAAATGTGAGTTGTGATCCAGTTACATCAACATCAGCGTTAGCTTGAGTTGTTGATGAACCTATAGATGTGGTTGCTGATATGCCACTGACGGAGACGGTTTCATTAGATAGGTCTCCCCATTCTGATGCTCCCCAAGTTTTATTACCCCATCCAGTGGCCATATCATTTTATTTCCTTAATTATGCAATTCTTAAGATTGCAGCAGAAGTTGTGAATGCAGGGAACTGGATTGTAAATGTTCCAGAAGTTGCAGTCTTGTCTCCACCGAAATCTAACACAGCAACTGCTTCAGTAGTACCTGTACCACCGTCAGTTGTTGTATTGTAAATTAAAGCACCTCTAGCTGTTAGTGTAACTCCAGTGAAAGATAAATCAGCAAAGTCAGTAATAGCGACTCCTGATGAAACTTTAACACCTTGGTTTACTAAAGCTTTACCACCTGCAGTGTAACCTGCTGGTGAAGATACTTCGTTTGTTGTTGCGTAGTTAGTTGTTGATGCACCTAATACAGCATTAGAAGTATACATTGCTAATTTGAATGTATCGCCTCCAGCTGAATCAAAATCATGCTCACCAGCTAACAATTGCTTTTTGAATGAATTGCAAATTGCATTAGTTGTAATAGCCATAATTGTTCTCCTTTAAAATTACGTATTTGGTGATGGTGAAGGTATTTTAATTCTTGGTACCCCATCATCATATTCTGCACGTCTTCTTCTCCCCATTTGTTGAAGAGCAAAATTCTGTACTTCTTCATCATACTTTGTTTTGTACAAGTTGTACATATCCATGGGGCCTTTTAAATAAGAAAAAGCTTCAGTTAACACACCATGTAATAACATTGATTCTTGATAAGTAGATAAAAATGTATTGTTAGTTGATGTAAATTCTGGTGGATCTGTAATATAATTAATTTGTACAGTGTATGCAGAATTAGGTACAGGTGCTACTAAAATAGTATTATCGTTCCAATTAGCCCAATATTTAGGAAGACCTGTTGCAGCATTATTATTGTATTCAGAAATAAAACTTGTATCTCTTTTCTCTAAAAAAGTTCTTGTTGATCCATTAATCACTTGAACAGATCTCATAATAGTTAAATCAGCAGGTAAAGTTACGTATCTATTACCTGAAGTAAATGTAGATGTTGAATATTTTCTTAAATCATCATAATCAACTTTTCCTGCAACATCGAGTTCAATGTTTCTTATAAAATCTTGAATAATTTGATCAGTTAAAACTGTATTTCCTACTTCTGTATAATTTCTTACTTGTGTTAAAAATGCTGAATGTGTTATTGCCATTATGTAATACTCACTGTTACGGATTTAATCTGAATAGACATTTGTCTTCTTCTATTCTGTAATGATGGATCTGCAGGTTTCATCTCTGACGTGCCTTGATTAATAAAAGCAAAGTCTCCTGGTAATGCTAAATTTGCTACACCAACAGAAGCTCCACCTGAATCTGCTTGAACACCATTTCTATTTGTTGGTTGTTGAAATCTTTGTGGTCTGGTATTTTGTAAAGCAATTGCATCAGCTACAATACGTTTTCTTCTAATTTGAGGATGTTTAGGTTCAAATTCTGAATAATGAACTAAAGATCCATTCCATTCTTTAACCATTTCATTGTATGGAAAAGCCATTCCTGATCTATCAGATATAGCTTGTGATCTTTTACCTGTCGCCCATTTTGGCATAATTAAACTCCATTAGGATAAAAAGATTGTGGAGTAATAAATGTAGATGCTCTTTGACCATCTTCATCTAACGCTCTTTTCAATTCATCCTCATATATTAATTTATTTTGTTGCACTAACTGAGGTGCTTTTTTCATAGCTAGGTAATAAGCTAGTCCAGCACACATGCAAGGTAAAAATCTATACGCAACATCTGCATCATTTGTATATGCACCTGCATCTTCAATTCTTTTAATTACATAAAATTTTAAAGTAGTATAAGTATTTAAATCTGGTGCTTGATATAAATATATTTTAGGTGTTGTTTGTCTATCAACATAATATTGTGAGGGTTGTCCGGTTGCTAACTTGTTAGGTAAAGCAGCGTATGCTGATCTATCAATTTTTGTTAAGGACACATCTTGTGTGTTTGCATTATTTGAGGCTGCTGCTGTTGAAGACACATAAGCCTCAAGCACATCATTTACATCTGTTGATACTGAATACTCAGCCTGTCCAGAAACTAATGCAATTTCATCAAGTTCTGTTTTCCAAAGATGAATACCTCTGTTACCCCATTCAGCAAATAATAAATCTAAACTTCTTCTTGCAGAACGCATGTCATAACCAGAAGTGGTGCTAAGACCACATCTTTCATAACCTTCATCAATAACTTCATCAATATTCAGGTTGAAACTAGTAGTTCCTGATGTAGCCATTTATATCATCTCCTTTTTAGCGGCCGCTTTGAGAGTGTAAAGCTTCTCCTTTTTGCGGTTGTACAACTTATCTGATTGTACCACCTTTAAACTAAATTTTGAAGACCTTAGGTTTTTTGCTATTGGGTTTCTTTTTAACTTGTAATCTTTTCTTTTTTTCACCCCTAGCACCTCTTAACTTGCCTTCTATTTGTTGTGGTATTTGTGATCGTCCTATTGGCATTATACTAAATCAGTAGCCTTTCCTATAATTGGTTTGTATTTAGTTTTACCATCTTCTTTAAAAGCTCGCAAGAATTGTTTTCTACCTTTTTTAGGGACATAGGATACATGACACCATCCACTATTAGGTTCTCCTGGAACATAGTATTCTAAAATCATTTGGTCATAATCTAAGTTTTTATATACCCAATCACAGACCTCTGCATTGTCTTTTCCTGGACACTCGAAATCAACGGCTTCAGCTTTACAGTGCTGGCTATCAATTGAACTT